AAGTTACTGAGCTTCTGAGCATCGAAAAACATCTTCGGCATTTTCTCAATAATTTTATTGATAGACATTACATACCTCCCTGAGCACCGGGTCTAGGAGTTCCCGGGGGAACTGCCGGACCTGCCTGTGGGACAGGCATTGGCGGTGGTACGCCCATCATGGCGTTCGGCATAACTTCAGGGTTCATACCCGGAGGACCACCCGGACCACCCGGACCCATAGGTCCTGCAGGTGGAGGCGGTGGTGCCATAAGTTGCTGCATTGCCTGCTGCTTCTGGAAGAGCACAAAGATAAGTTCGCCAGTATAGAACTGTACAAGATCATCACGTCCCTGATTTTCAGCTGCCCGGAGCAGTGACCATAGTGTTGCTTCTGGAAGCAACTTTTCAGCCAGCTGCTCCTTGATGGCATCTTCCATCTGGTCCGCATCCTGTATTGCAAGTATGCGATCCCTGATAGCCCTGTCAGAGAGTAAGGGGGTCGGACCTTCTCTGGCAATCTGTGCCATCGAGAACTTAGTCATGTCGTCCTGTGGCAGCTGACCAACGAGGTGGACTACTGGAGTTCCTGTACCCCGTATCACCTCTGGGGTTATTTCCTGTGAAAAGTACATGCGGTTCCTGTCCATGCCTGAGAGTTCCATAGACTGGAATGATCCCGTGGCGTACTGGTCACCGATGATATTGAATATCATCTGGTATGCCTTCTCTATACCACGGAGATATTTACCAACGATAGTATCAACGCCCTGCCTGAGGGTATTGATTGCATATCCTGATAGCTGGAATGGAACTTCCCCGTAGACAGAGTGGGGGAGTGATCCTCTCTGCATCTCTCCTGCTACGAGACCCATGAACGCACCGGTCTCCCTAGCGACTTCCAGCATTCCGAGTGGTTCGACATCCTCGCCTGCTGCGAGTGCTATCTCTGAACCCTCCAAGTACGGATCATCCTCAAGGGTCTTTGTACCGTCACGGGAGTGGACTTTCAGCCCCTGCCTGCGTGAACGGGCGGTGAGTTCCAGCATCGTGGACATCATCAGGTTGTGTTTCGGGTAGAGTTCCCGAGTGCTTTTGAACACGGATTCCCCGACATCGGATATTGTGTCCTGCATATTTGACTGGTTCAGGGAAACAATGTAGGGATTTGACCCTATCGGACCTATAAACACGGGAACCATACCTGCGCCGTGCTTGATCTGCTTCTTCACAACTCGCTGCATGGGTCGTTCCATGCTCCCGTTGTGGATAATAACAGTGTTCATCTCCCCGTCATAAAAGTCATAGACCAGAACACCATCAACAGAGTCGATGGATTCCCAGTCTATCTTTATCCCGTACTCTGAAAGTATCTGGTTACGGGTTTTCGGAACCTTATGGCATGCCCATTCAAGTCCGTTCTCCCCTGTTCCCCAGTACGTATGAAGTGGGTCCCACGGTGTAACATCAACGTAGGTTTTCCCGTCATCTTTCTTAACAAGCAGGGCACGCCCTGCATACCATCCACGTATAACGGTGTACCATGCAAGCTGATCCCTGATAGTGGGCATCATAAGTGTGCAGAGTCTTTCGTCTGCTGACTTCAGGACCCCAATAAGGAAGTGTTCCTTCTCATCGTTCTTTGTTCTGAGTTCCTCATCAGCCCCGTCATGCGGAACCCTGACGGTCATCTCTGCACCGCTGATCCACCCCATGACTTTATCCGCAAAGGTAGCAGGTTCGTTGGAAGTATAGCTCTGGTATCCCTCTCCTGCGTCGTACTCTTCCAGACGGTAGAGTGCATGGTCATCTTCCATACGCTGACGGAGAGGTTCTGTTGCGTTATAGTGCCCCTCAACGAGGCTGACGATATCTTCTGGTTTTCTTCGTGCCATCTATCGCCACCTTCTTACAGTGATCGTATTCTTGTGGTCCAGATATGCATAACCAAACCTGTCAACAAGCCCGTAGACCACTGCTTTCACACCGTGGTTGTTCTTATCCTCAGGTGTATCCCCGACAATATTCCCGTCACGGTCTGTTTTCCACCTGTATGCTCTTGTCTGCCCGTCGAAAGGGTTCGGCACAACACCGAACTCCGAAAGTATACCATGACAGTGGGGTGCTATGACAAGACGGGGGGCGTGAGTCTTCGGGTCCAGCTTCAGCCACCCCTTCAGCCTCTCAGTTCCCTCGTTAATCCTGACTTTCTGGGACGACATGTACAGTCCTGCCTGATCTAACCACATCTCGGCAGGTGATGACATCGCCTGATGCTGCGTTCCACCTATATCAATCACCCCGAACCTTACATCTCCCCACCAAGGCTTGCCCATAGCGATATCAATGATCTCTTCAGTCACAAGACCCTGTTCATATATCTCATCAATGACCTGTATCTGCTCTCCCTTGACCTGAACCACCTCAACTGCGTATGCCCCAGCATACCCGGGGTCTATCCAGAGGTGTACAGGCACTTCTTTCTCGTATTCAACGTCTGCTATATGGGCATCGGGACGAAATTCAGGGAACACAAGCCCCTGTGGGGGTGATGGTTTCCCTTCAATGCGTTCCATGTAGAAGTCATCAGAGCTGAAATCCCTCAACCTGAGTATTTCAGGGTCCGTTGCCCCACCGGGATAGAGGTATTTATTGGTATAGCTTGGAAGTGAATAGGCACGGGCATCTTTGTCTGCCCCATTAGCCCATGCGGTGAACATCTGTGGATACCACCCCAGACTTCCTTCAAAGGTTCCGCTGAGAAAGAGCCATCCCCTCTTCGGGGCGCACCTCCCACGTAGCCTGTAGAACGTCTCAAGGTCCAGCTGTGATGCCTCACACCCAAGTATCCCGTTCGGTGCCCTCATAGCAAGAGTTCGTGGGTCCTTTGCACTCTTCGTTTCAATCCTCGTGCCGTCCACGAGCGTTATGTGCCCCGGATCAACACGCTTTGATGCATCCTTCAGTATCCCTAACCGGGCAAAATCCTCTACCAAGTATTCAAATTCTGCCCTCGTCCTCTCATAGTCCGCTGCTACCAGCCAGAAAAGACCCTTACCCTCTGTCTCTGCAAACCTCGTCAGCAGGTATTTACTCGCCATGATGCTTTTCCCTGCCTGCTCACCACCAGCTACGAGCGTAAACCTGTACGGGGAGTCCAGTATGCGCCTCTGTTCAGTCGTTGGCTCAAATCCAACTGCCTTGAACATGTAATCCGTCAGTGCCGAACGATCAATATCCTGTAAAACCATACTACCTCATTCTTCCTGATACTTCTTCTCAAGTATATCCGATATCTGCTTCTCTACCGGTGTATCCTCTACAGCTTCACCCGTAAGGGGTGACTTCTTCGCTGCCTTCCTGAACTCCTTGAGCACTTCCCTCGCAGTGTCCTCCTGAACAATACCAGTCTGCCTGTACTTCCAAGGAAGATGGGAGTTCAGCATGGTTATCATAAGAAGAGGATTCTTCTTCACTGCCTCCGGGTCCATCACTATCCCAATTACCACCGCCTCCAGCCTCTCCCCAAACTCCTTCTGTGCATCATCAAACAACTCGGGAAAATCAGGATCATTCGCTAACCACTTCTTGTACGTGGACCTGTCTATCCCACCTGCCCTCTCTAACCCACTGGTTATCGTGCCAGTCTCACGTATTCCCTGAAGAAATAACTTCTGCCGTAACTTCTTCCCCTCAAGCCTCTCATCTCGCTTACCGGGCATACTCTCTCCTTACCGCTAGGTGAAGAAATACTGGCGTTCTTTCTCCAGCCCATGTACCAATTACATTAAATGAGAAGTGCTCCTCAGCCTCTTCGTATGTACAACCACCCTCCATGTATATCTCGATGCATTTATCATAGTCGTACGCAGCAACAGGGTCCATGCCGTACCTCTCCGCCACCCCCACAAACGCATCAGATATGTCATCAAACAGAACCATATCCTCCCAGTCTACTGCCGGATACTCATCCTCAATAAACTCAACTATCTCTTCCCTATTCACACTATCCCCCCTCTCATACTCTCCCCCCTGTATTAC